GAGTTCATGCAATCGGAAGCGGCAGAGAATTTGTATTCCGGGGCGGTACGGGCCGGCAAGAGTCGAGCTTTAATGGAGAAATGTTACCAAGAGGCGATTGATAATCCAGGCATCCGGTTGGGTGTCTTTCGTAAGGTACGAGCTACGCTATACGAAACGACCATCCGCACTTTTGCTTGCGATGTTTTAGGCTGGCCCTCAATAGATGACCCTCAATCCGGCATCGTTAAACGGTGGCGCAAATCGGAACTGAAATCCACCCTTTATAATGGCTCAGAGATCATTTTCTTGGGTATGGATAAGAACAGCAAGATCGGTTCTTTGGAGTTGGGTGGAGCTTTCGTTGATGAGGCTCACGAACTGGAAATTGATGATTGGAACATGATCCAGACCCGATTGAGCCAACCAGTAGTTGACAAACAACGGATGTGGGCCGCTTGCAACCCGGCCAGTCCGATGCACTGGTTGTATGAAAAGTTTTTCCGTAATGCCGGTGAAAACGCCTTTTGCGTTACCACCAACAGCTTTGAGAATCCGTATCTGGGCGAAGAATATATTGCCCGATTGAAAAGGATGACCGGCAACTTCTACCGCCGGATGGCCTTGGGCGAATGGGTAGCCTTTTCTGGCTTGGTTTACGATTGCTTTGATCCTGAGCGACATATTATTGACCAACCAGAAGAAGGTAACAGCTTCAACTTGCGCTCGATTGATTTTGGTGGCCTGAATCCTCACGTCTGTCAATGGTGGCGAGTGTATCAAGATGGCCGCATGGCTTTGTATCGGGAACTATATCACAGTAACATTTCGGTTCGGGCTTTCGCTGATATGATCCACCAACACCAACCCGCCAATGAGGTGATTCGGGTTACGATCAGTGACCATGATGTCAGCGACCGATTAACCTTGGCCGAGAACGGCATCCAAACACGACCGGCCTTGAAGGAGGTGCGGCAAGGCATCGAACGGACTTATGAGAAGCTGGCTAATGGAGAGCTATTATTTTATCGAGATGCCTTGGTGGAACAAGATTGGCAACTGAAGGATGATGCCGGAGCCGTCAATCGGGTTCGACCTCAATCCACCTTGGAAGAAATTGGTGGATACGAATGGGCCGTTACGGCTGGTATTCCCAAAGACCAACCAACCAAGAAAGACGATCATGGCATGGATGCCATGCGATATGCAGTAATGAGTTTACACCAACCACAAGCCAATTGGCGGCACGTCAGGGGCGTATAGATGGCTAGACTACCTCGCTCGATGTATTACGACCAATTGAAAGACCCGGTCGTCCTCCACAGTTACTGGTCCCCTCGGTACGGCACCGTCCATAAAATCCAATGCGATACCGATTTAGAGTGGCGTGACCTAATCCAAGGTGTGCCGGATTATGATCGCGAATTGTATGAAGTTGGCAAACGCAAATTGGTAGCACCGGATTATTGCCTCTATATTTTGATCGAACGGAGAAAGATGGAAGAACTCCGAGAACGAAAATACGGTGAAACGGCAGAACGCAAGATATTTTCAGTGGGGTAAAGATGGATTTCATTACTGATTATCATTCGGACTACACCAATTTCCAAGCCGATTGGCAATTCTATATCCAATCATATATCGGTGGCCGCGCCTATATCACTGACAGCAACCTGTTCCAACACCTGCGGGAGAGCGAACAGGATTTCAACCTCCGCTTGAAACGGGCGGTCTACACCAATTATTGCCGTTCGGTGATTGATTTGTATACCTCCTTCATTTTTGGGGTGGAAACCCATGTTATGCGGGATTTCGAAGGTGATCAATATTACCTCGATTTCAGTCGTGACGTGGATTTACGCGGCAATACCATCGACGATTTCATGCAACAGGTCGCCACCTATACCCAAGTTTATGGCTTTTGTGGCATTTTGGTCGACTCGCCGCCCCGTGATGACTCCATCTTGACCTTACGCGACCAACAGGATTCCGGCCTCCGGCCTTACCTTTGTATCTACCAGCCGGTCGATATAGTCAACTGGTCATTGGATCGGTTCGGCCAGTTGCTATGGGTCAGGTTACGCGAAACCGTCACCGATAATGTCGACCCATTTGAAGAGACGGAGGAGGAGGTCGTATTTCGGACTTTCACCCGTGATGAATGGTTTTTGCATGACGATCAGGGAGAGCTAATCGAACAAGATACTCATGGTTTGCAACGAGTGCCTTTTGTCTTGGCCTATTTTCAACGGCATCCTCAATACCCGTTGATCGGGTTGAGCCAGTTAGTGGACATCGCACCCATCAACCGTTTATTGACTAACATTAGCAGTTATATTGACGAGTTCGTAGCCAAGCAAGCCTTCCCTTTCTTGGCCGCTAGTGACAATCCAATGGCGGCTAACGATCAGGAAGAAGAGGCCATTATTTCGGCCAGTAACGTCTTTCAATATCCCCAAGGTGGCCAACCGCCAGCTTACGTTAGCCCGCCCACCGATCCGGCTGAGTTCATGCAGAGCTTTTCCAGTGATTTCCTGATCCAACAAATCTTGAGAGCCGCTCATCTGGATCATCGGGCTTTAGCCGAACAGTCAGGGGTGGCCAAACAGTACGATTTCCATCAGCTGAACCATGTTTTGAGCCGCTTCAGTCGTAACCTGGAGATGGCTGAATCTCAGATAATGTCCGTCTACCATCGTTGGACCGGTCAGGATTTGGAGTTAGGGCAGATAGATTATCCCGACACTTTCGAGATCGAATCCATCAGTCAAGCCTTAGCCAACAGCAAATTGGTGCGTGAAATTTTCGGTGATAAATCTCCCACCTTCACCAGCGAACATCTGCATCGGATGGCCCGACGGTTAGCTCCCAAACTGGAACAAGATGTGGCCGGCACCATCGCTGAAGAGTTGGAAGGAAGTGCTACCAACGATTCGCAAGCCTTGGCCTTTATGGCTGAGATGGAAGAGTTCGGGGATAACGGACAACCAGAAACAGAATGAGTATTTCGGCTTATCAGCAGTCTATTTTTAAGTCGAGGGCTATACCCCTCAAAGCCACTCAATCGGTAGAAGAACGACAGTTAATGGCCTTAGAAATGGCCTCCTCGCAGTTGACGGCTTTAATAACTCAAATGACAGAATCGGGTGAATTGAGTGAGGAGGAGGCGATAGATCGCGAATTATATTTAGCCAAGAAAACTGCCATCCAAAACCTGATGACCCGATTGGGGACTGGTATTAGTGTCGATATATCGGACTCAGTGAAGTCAGTAACCGAAGAAACAACGGCTTTGATGGAATTGGTTACTGGCGATTTGGTTAGCGAGGACGATCAAGAGGTGGATTTGAGCAATTTCGCCGGAATCCCGCAAACAGTGCTGGCCGATTATGCTAGCCGGGTGGATGTCGAAGGGTTGAAAATTAGCCCTGATATATGGGCCAACAACCAAACAGCCTTGATCGAGAACCAAGTTATGTCAGCTATCGTCAGAGGCCAAAGTGCTATTAGCCTAGCTCAAAATCTGGAGAAGTTTGTACTTGGTGGTTCGATAGGTATGGGCCACAGTATCGCCTACAAAACGATGCGCTTGGCTCGGACGGAAATAAATACCGCTTACCACGAAAGCCGCCGTTTGAGTGCTATGGCTAGTCCGGTAGTACAAGGGATGGTATGGAAACTAAGTAACCGACACCCGAAATGGGATGTCTGCGACCTATTAGCCGAACAGGATTTATATGGTATGGGACAAGGCGTTTATCCGTCCGCGCAATTACCCCCCAAACCACATCCGAATTGTATTTGTTACACGATGGATGATTTGCGAGATCCTGTTTTGTGGGATTCACCGAAACCGGCCATAGCCTTGAAAGGCGATCCTTCCCAATTTCGGCCTAAGGGTGTGGGGACAGAAGCATCCATCAATAAACAATATCAAATGTTCGATGCTCTGATCCGAAAATCAGCCGAGGCCGACGAGAGGGTAGTGGTTAGTCCTAAGCCAATACCACTGACTGAGCCACTGGTCATAAAAGAAGCCGAAGTGGCCCAACTCTGGGATACAGATGTGTTTGATGGTGCGGGTGTTCCGGTCAAGAAGGTATTTGATACCGGTTATCAAGATCTCACCACCCTGCTTCGCTGGATGATAGATAACCCCGGTCATTCATTGACCCAATTACACGACCAGTGGATCGGATTTAGCCCCAAGGCCAAATCAGCTGATAATGAGACCCTTAAACTCGTCAAGGGGAAGCTGGAATCAATACTGGACCAATTGGCCCAGCCTGAGCGGGCAGAGACCGAGGTTGCAGTTCCTGTTTTGCCGCCGCACACCTACGAAACCGATAAGAAAATGGTGCTGGAAACTTTAGCGGATGAAGCCGAGCAATCGTATTTGATTGACAAAGATGGGGCAATGACTGAAATCTCAAAGGGTGACCCTCACATGGGGGCAGACGCCTCAGTCAAACACCCGGATCATCCTGATTTGGTCAAAGAAGGTGCTGACCTGCATTTGGTTCACACTCATCCGATAATTTATGGCGATTTTGTAGGGCCATTATCTCCGGGAGATATTATTCAGCTGAGTAATTATGACGGCATGAGATGGATGTCAGCCCTTTTGCCGGATGGGACTTTGATTACAGCTGAAAAGTTAGTAGATCGAAGTCTGTTTTATTGGAAAGCCAAAGATTTAGCTGGCGATCTTCATATGAAGAAGGTAGACAAGCTCTTGGAGGGCGAACTGGCTGATAAAGCGGCCGGCGATAAGTGGGTGGCTGATCAAATGTGGGAAGCCTTGCGTCAGCTGGATAGGGATGGGTGGATAAAATTATCTATTCAAAAAGGGTATATTGACCTTGAAAAATCAGCCGAGGCCGACGAGCCGACATCACCGGTGCCGGCTGAATTAAAAGACAAGTTGAGTTTCTCTTTATCAGATAAGGTTTATAACGATTTGCTACAGGCAGTTCGGGCCAACCCTGAGATTATCGACACCATGGACATCGACGCTTTATCCGGAGAATGGGGGTTTATTGACCCGAAATACTCGGTCGACTACTACGCGACCGGCTGGGAATTGCAGGAAGTTATGAAAAGCTTGGCCGCGGACGTAGCCGCTCGGCCTCCCTTAACACCCGAACCGACTCCAACACCCGAACCATCGCCCGCCGCAGAAGAACGGGTCGACATAAGCCAATTCCTTTCAGATTCGACCGAACTTACCGAGGCGGAAAAGGGCTCCTTATCTGCGTTGATGAGCCATATCAAAGAGGATCGAATGATGGACATTATAAATGCTATCAGGAGCGGCGTTGCGGTGGAAGCTGTTTGGGAGGGGGATGCGCATTTCGCCTTGGATCCAGCGATAGCTCTTTACCGGGAGCACAGGGATCTGGATGCGACCATCACTAAGTTGGCCATGGAGATAGATAAGTTTCATATTTCCTCATCTTGGGCAAAATTCTTGGCTGAAGAACCGTCTCCCACACCTCCACCAGAGGGAGTCGTAGAACCGCCGGCAGGACGGGAGATAGTCATTACCCATGATCGGATAAGAGGTCTTCCAATAGACTTGGGTGAAAAAGAAAGTCTCGGTGCCTTATTAAGCCATATTGGAGAAGGGCCAATGATAGATATAATTACCCGATTAGAGGGTGGGGAAGCCATAGATTCTGTTTTATCAGCTTATGATGGAGATGGGCTTGTCTCATATCTACGAGCTTTTAAGTTAGATGAGGCTTTAGTACGGGTTGTCTCCAACGAAATGTTCGTTGATGTAGAGGCTGACCCACCGGTTTCAGAACCGCCCCCGCCACCACCGGCAGTTCTCTCGGAACCGTCGGTCCCAGCGAAGCCGGTGGATAATGTTTATCTGGAGGTCCAAAAAGGGCTTGGTTCTAAGGCTCCTTCTGAGAAGCTGTTTAAGGAAATGGTGGAAGCGGCCAAAAAGTCGGGAGGCGATTTAGATATAGATGACATAACCAGCATTTGGGCCAAAACCGATGACGGACATACCAAGCTGGCCAGCTATGAATTTTTCGACTTGGAGGATCTTGTCTTTAAAGCGTCATTTATCCCAGATCCACCACCAGCTTCAGAACCAAGCCCCAAGAAAACAGTTGATGATTTAGATTTCAGCCCGGAATGGGTGGGCGAACTAACAACTATAACCGTTGATGAGCGGGAAGCCATCGAGTATGTTAAAGGCATGTTGTCGGTCGATTTAGCCAGGATGGCTGAATTGGTGTATGACTTTGATAATGGAGTGGGGATAGATGTCGGATCACCGGAATTCAATGAGATAATACTTAATTATCTGGACTCAAATTATGTTTTAGAGGGCGATAGCCGCCGTGAGATCGCCCTGATAGCGGCTAAGGCGGTAGCTAATAACATCGACTATTTCACTGGTGTTGTTCCTGAATTGCCGGCACCCTCTGATGAGGCGGTTGTAGAGGCAGAGCTTAGTTCAAGCCCGTTGCAGAAGTTACAACGCCGATTTGAAGAAGGCATTGATAAGTTAGATACTTATTATTATCAGTTGCCAGAAGATGTCAGAACGAAATATGAAGCCGCGGCTGACAAATTGCGAAGTGAAGAAGTCCCAATCTCGATGAATATCCCCTTGGGGAAAACGCTAGATTTCAATAGGACTGTCTTAGATGCTTTGCTGACAGATGGCCGTTTGAAAAACTTATTTGAAACAGGAACCGGCGAAGGTTCAACTAATCAGAATCAGCGATCTGATTGGGAGAGGAACATTATAGCTTCAATGGCGGGTATGCAGACCTATAAATCAGGCAGTCAGGTCATAAACGGTAAAGGAGCTTTGGGGGTATCAGCGGTTGAAGGTTTATATGACTCTATCCCAATTGAGGATCGACCTGTTTATGGCGCCTTTAACATTGGCAGAATCCCTGACGGAGCGGCTACGCAATATTCGGGCAGATATAATAACTCTTGGCTAGAATTAGAGAATCATGTCAAGGACCGAACTACGATGGTAGCAGGTAATTCATCGGCAGAGCAGTCATCATTCGTGCCGGTCAACCAAGCGGAAAAAGGGTTTGTTTTGGAGGAATGGGATACTTCAAGAGCGATTGATGATATTCAGGCAGGGAAGAAAGAAGGCTACTACCGCTATGTAGAGGCTCAAGTTTGGGGTGGTGTAGATTTGGCTCGGGACGTAAAAGCTGTTCATATTACTATCCCTTATTATGATGCTGATGATGACCCATTTGGGATGGGGCCAGAGCAGTTGAAGGTGGATATGGATAAGTTGCGAGAATTAGGCGAGAAATATGATATTGAAATAATCACCCATCAAGAGGCTAAACCGGGGACAGGTACATACTAATGAAAATTGTAGGCGTAATGATAGGAGGGGACGACCACAAAATTGATTCGGCTGTAATCGAATTTGATGATACTCTAGTCAATTTTTTGGATCGACGCCAAGGGTTTGTTGATGATGGGCAACGCCAACCACAGGCTACCGGACAAGCCAGTTTTATCAAATGGACGTTCACTCAGGTTTGGCCTCCGCGAGAGATCGACAATTTAGACCAATTGAGACAGATAGCAGAACGNCCAGTATTAGAAAGCCAGTGGAGTCCGGCCGACTCGCCTGACACTTACGTNAGTTTATAGGATGGCCGACGGGCCTTAAACGAAGATCGACGGATCGAAAACGGAGGAACACCAAATGGCAGAAACAGCAGAAGTTACCACCGAATCAATTGAGGAATCAACTGAATCGGCCACGACTACAGCCAGCCCGTCCGAAGGGACGCAAAACACGGCACAGGATCCAAAACCTGTTTTTACAGATCAACAACAACATTGGATAGATAACCAAATTATCCCTAAGATCATCGCCCAATCCAAGCGACAACAGCAGGCCGACACCAAGGCCAGAGGGTTGGGGAAAGATGAACGGGAAGAGTTAGAACAGTTTCGGCTCCAACGAAGGGAGCAGGCCGAGCAACAAGCCTTGGATGAACAGCGAAAGCTGGAAGAGCAAGGCGAGTACAAAAGGATCATCGAAGAAAAGGATGCCCAAATCCAAAAGGCAATCGCTGATGCCCAACAAGCCTCTGACGGTTTGCAACAGGAACGGGAATCCAATTTTGTCGAGAACCAATTGGGTTCGGCCATCTCCAGAGTCGAAGGCGGGATCATCCCTGAGATGGTGCATATCGCCAAACAGATGCTGAAAAGCGGGGTGCCAATCTTGGCCGATAGCGATACCTATTATGCCATCAAGACCGGCAACGGGACTGATAACGGCAACTTGGAGATCCAAATCCAAGACGGTAACGGAAACCGACCTTTCAATTCTAATGGCGAATACATGTCACTGGAAGAGGCTCTGGCCGGCTTTGTAGCCCGTCATCCTAGTTTCCAACCGGCCAACTTTCGAGGTGGCGGCTCCGGTGCCAGTGGCGGCTCTAATTTGAACACTGTCCAATCCTTACAAAAAGAGCTTGACGACCTCACAGCCCAAGCCCGTAAGTCGGGACGGTCGGGGGATCGACAAGCCATGCTGAAAAAACAGCGTGAACTCAAATCGGCGCAAGCATAATAGCCGATTAAAGGAATAACATTATGGCCTTTTCAGGAAGGGCTACCTATTCAAACGATACCCTGATCGGTGAAGATGTATCTGATCTGGTATCTACTATCTCACCTTTCGAAACTCCGTTACTGGACTTCTTGGGTGATGCCCCGCAATCAGCTACCAATGTCCTCCATGAATGGGTGGAAGATTCACTCAATCCCGGCACTTTATTGGCATCATCGGCCATCGCTTCGGCCACGGCTGATACCGCTTTCCGTGTCAATGGCACCGGCAACAATTTGCAAGTGGGCGATATTCTACGTATGGTCGGCGGCAACGTGATTGCCAACGAAGAATTGATGCAAGTCACAGTGGTGACCGGTGCTAATTCGATTACTGTTAGCCGAGGTTTCGGGAGTGTTGGCCCATCTTCACTAGCAGTCGGCGGTTCTTTGGAACTGGTTAGCAATGCCAGTTTGGAGGGGGCCGATGTTTCGGGCGATATTTCCCTCAACCGTAGCCGTCAATACAATTTCGTGCAACAGTTCCAAAAGCCGATTGAGGTTAGCGACACCCAACGCTCAGTCAACAACTTGGGCGGGATTGACGACGAATACAGTTACCAGCTAGAGCAAAGAACCAAGGAGATCTTGCGTGACTTGGAGAAAGCGGTCATCTTGGGCGCGGCTTCGGGTAACAGCTTCGGTTCATTAACCGCCTATCGGTCAATGAAAGGTATCTGGCGTTCAATCGCTACCAACCAACAAACCACCACCGCCGCTTTGACCGAAACTTTCTTGGGCGATACTATCGTCAAGTCAGCTTGGGATAACGGTGGCGATGATGTTGACCTGATCGTGGCTGATGCGGAATGGAAACGAGCTATTGACGGCTTCATTGACTCTCGCATCCGAGTGACTGATGATGCGGATACCTTCCGCACCGAAGTAACCTACTATGAGTCTAGCTTCGGTCGTCAAGTAGTCTTACCGCCTAACCGTCACATGCCATACAAATCGGCGATGGTCTTGGCCTCGGATCGGATTGAAGTGGTGCCGTTACAAGGCCGCTCATTCCAACACGAATCGCTAGCCAAAACCGGCCATGCTACCAAAGGTGTAGTGGTCGGTGAATACACGGTGGCGGTGATGAACGAATCCGGTCATGCCAGAGGTGTTGACACAGACGCTTAACCCTAACACAATTGCCCATCGCAGGAAATTGTTTATTATGCCTATGCTCGATTTAGCTGATATTGAAGTGCTGAAAAGTTTTATGACCCACAATATCCATCAACCCTTCAACCCCAAATACTTGATCCGGTTTCGGCGGGTGTTACCGGTTTTATTACAAGATTACGAGAAACTGTGCTACGAAAATGATGCTTTGTTAAAAACTAACCGGCTATTGGAAAAGGAACTGGTCAAAGGGCAAGAGGCGGCAGAATGAAATATAATATCGCCTTCTATTGCCAATCAGTACCCTTTTCGGCAGAGACTATCAAGCTGGAGAAATCTTTAGGTGGTAGTGAAACAGCTTTGGTTTATATGGCCAATGCTTTGGCCCAACGAGGCCATCAGGTCACGGTCTTCACTCAATTTCAAAACGAAGATCATCAAGGGCGGTATAACGGGGTCAAATGGGCTGATAGCCAGTATTTCCCTGATATGTGCCACAGTATCGAATGGGATATATTTATCTCCCAACGCTACTATCCAGTGATGGCTAATAATGTCCGGGCCAAGTATCGTGGTTTATGGGTTGAGGATGTGTTGGAAGCTGGTATCAAGGCTGAATATGCCGGCAGTTTATGGCAAACAGATCAGATCCTTTATGTCAGTGATTGGCAACGGAAAAATTACGAATCTATCTTACCTAGTGGCATAGAGAAGCTAGCCTTTGTTACTAAGAACGGCATTGATTTGGATACGGTCGATGACAGTTTGGTGGCTGAAAAAGATCCCAACCAGATGATCTATATTAGCCGGCCAGAACGAGGGTTGTTCCCACTGTTACAAATCTTTCCTCAGATGCGGGAGTTACGGCCTGACCTGAAATTAAAGGTTTGTCGCTACTATTCAATGTACGAGAACAACCCGGACGTGAAGCGGATTTGTGA